CTACAGGGAGCGCCGGTTGATCCTGCTATTCAACCTTTAGGAAATGACGAACACGACCCTAAAAAAGATTTACTTAACCCGGATAACGTAGATGATTAGCGAAGAATTTACTATAGAACAAACAGCGGTCAAAATAATAAACAAAAAAACCGTAACGCAAAGTATTCACATTTTTAACGACCACGGAAATAAAGTTTATTTAGGCGGTAGTAACGTTACAACTACTAACGGGTTTCATTTAGCTACCGCAAACGATGTAAGACTAGAAATACCTGCTAATAATGAACTTTACGCTATAAGCGGTTCGGGTACAGGCGACCTGCATATCATAAGGCCAGATTAATGCCTTATTATATTTCTATGGAACACCCCGACTGTATGAACGGCCACGCGGTAGTAAAAGAAGAAAACGACGAACTAATTACCTGCCACGAAACACACGAGGACGCTGAAAAACATTTAAGCGCACTTAATATAGCTATGGAAGAAGAAAAAGCTACTGATCAAGATTTAGAAACTAGAGCGGTCGATTTAACGGCACCCGCATTTATGAAAAAGAATATGCAGCGCGGTTTAGATAATCTTAATAAAGCCGGTAGTGGTTTAACACCTAAAACAATACGCGACGCTAGAAGTATTATTAGTAGCGGTAAGGTAAGCCCGGCTAAAGCTAAGTTAATGTTTCCGTGGCACGCTAGACACCAAAGCGATTTAAAAAGAGAAAAAAGTAATCCTAACGACCCTAAAACTTGGCGGGGTAGCGACGTAGCTTTTTTATTATGGGGTAGCAATCCGTGGACAAACCCTATGCAAGCAGGCGAGTGGGCAAAACGTAAAGTAGAACAAATAAATAATGAAGAAAGAAATCTTGATCAGCGCGCACCTAGTGAGCCGGCGCCTAAAAAAGACCAAATAGAGGGCAGCGATAAAAATAAAGAGGGTAGTGCTAGCGGTAAAAGTAATAATATTAGTTTTAACGAAAGTACTACTAAAGCTATAAAAACAATAGTAAGCGAACATAACGAAACTGTTAGCGGTATGGCTACTTGGCGTAAGTTACGTATACCTACTGCTAAAGCGGTAGTTAGACGCGGTTTTGGAGCCTATAGCGGTTCGCATAGGCCGGGCGTAAGCAGGCAAGCGTGGGGTTTAGCTAGATTAAAAGCCTTTAGTTATTTATTACGCAATGACCGACCTAAAAACCCAAAATATTTAGGTGACAACGACTTACTTCCGGAAAGCCACCCGCGTTTTAGTAAAAAAGAAAAAAAGAGCGACGTTTTTTATGACATAAGGGGCGACGCTATGTCATTAACAACTAATATATTAAATAATAAGGTTAGGATTAGTAACGTGAATAAAGAAACAGAAAATAGAAGTTTTAATTTAGCTAACGTAGAAATAAGAGAAAAAAACGACGGCGAGTTTACTTATAGCTTTAGTGGTTACGCTAGCGTATTTGATAAATCGTACGGCGTAAGAGATAGTAAAGGCACATACACCGAAACAATAAAACCCGGAGCATTTAAAAAGACTTTACAAGAACAGGACGACGTTAGGTTTTTAATTAACCACGACGGTATACCTTTAGCTCGTAGTAGTAGCGGTACATTAAAATTAGAGGAAGATGACTACGGCCTTTTCGTAGAGGCAGAATTAGACCCTAATAATCCTAAAGTAGCAGAAGTTGCTAGCGCTATGAAACGTGGCGACCTTAACGAAATGTCTTTTGCTTTTGCAGCAGTACGCGATGATTTTGACGGCGAAAAAAGAGATGTTCAAGAAGTAAGACTTTTTGACGTAAGCGTAGTTACTTACCCGGCTAATAGTTACGCCGGCGCTACATTAAGAGGACTAGATATAAGCGAAAACCTCAAAGAACTAGTCGAGGCACGTAGCGGGGATAAAGCTATTGAAGTTTTAGAGCAAATCATAACTGAGTTAGATAAAACTAACAAAGAAGATGAGCGTTCTAAAAGTAAACCAAAATTAGAAGTCTTAAAAGTTAAGATGAAAAAAGACGGTTTACTCTAAGACGTTACGCCGGTTTTATAACCACCTAACGCATAAGTACAAGCAAATTAATTACATAAAGGAATTAAATTGAAAAAATTAATTGAATTAAGGGACGCTAACGCTGTTGAACTTGATACTTTAGTTACTGAAATGGAAGAAATGGAATCAGGCGAAGAACTCGACGCTAAGTTGGAGCGATCAAATGCTTTAGTTTCCGAAATTAAAGAGCTAGACGAAAAAATCAAGGCCGACGCAGATATGCGCGCTACCTTAAAAGAAGTTGAGGAAAGCAGAAAATCTTTAGATATTAAAGACGAAGATATTTCCGAAACACGTATGGAAGTTAAAGAGCCAGATATGTATCGTAAAGGTGGCGAAAGCTCATTTTTTAATGATATGTACGACGCTAAATTTAACCAAAACTACGACGCTCAAAAAAGATTATCCGAACACCAAGACGTCCATAAAAGGGATGTCGGTACCGGAGCTTTTACAGGGCTCGTCGTACCGCAGTACCTCGTTGATGACTACGCACCGCTTGCAAGAGCAGGTTCCGCAGTTTATAACGCAGTACCTAAAAGAGAATTACCTGCATTTGGAAACAAAGTAGAAATCTCAAGAATTACAACCGGCTCTACTGCAGCTGAACAGGCAACTGAAAACTCAGCAGTTTCTGAAACAAATATGGACGACACTTTATTAACAGTTAATGTTGATACAATCGCCGGCCAACAAGATGTTTCAAAACAAGCATTAGATAGAGGCGGACAACCGGGTTTCAACCTTGAAAATATTATTTTTCAAGACCTACTCGGCGCATACTATACAAAGCTAGATAACTTACTGATCAACGGTTCAGGTTCCTCCGGGCAACCATTAGGAATTAAATCCGTATCAGGAATAAATACAGTAACTTACACAGACGCAAGTCCTACAGTCGCTGAACTTTATCCTAAGTTAGCTGACGCTTTACAAAAAGTTAATGCAAACAGATTTGCACCTGCTAACGCTATCGTTATGCACCCGAGACGTTGGGGTTTCCTAACTGCCGGGCTTGATAGCTCTAACAGGCCGCTAATCGTACCGGCCGGAAATAATCCGGATAACGCTATAGGCGTAGGGGAAGCTGCTAAATACGGTAACGTAGTTGGTAACATTCTCGGAGTACCGGTTATTACAGACGCTAACATTCAAACAGACGCGGGGTCGGGTAACGACGAGGACATAATCCTAGTTGTTAAAGCCGATGACCATATCTTGTTTGAGCAAGACGTCTTTACTGCAAAGTTTGAAGAAACTAATGCAGGATCACTTACTACTAAGTTAGTGGTTTACGGATATGTAGCTTTTGCTAGTGGTAGATACCCTGCAGGAACTACAATGATTAACGGAACAGGGTTGATAACACCAACCTTTTAATTAAAATTGGTTTATGTGTGTCGGGCAACCGACACACTAGACCATTAGAAAGATTTTATGAGTAAAAATAAAGAACAAATAGCAGCGCTTAAAGATGAATTAAGGGGCTACGAAATTTACGGAAAGGCAAAACGTGCTGAAGAAGTTAAAAAAGAAATTAAAGCGCTTGGCGGCAAAATTGAAAATAAAGCTGCAAAGCCTAAGTCCGAAAAAAAAGTAGTTAAGAAGTAATTATGCCTAAAGGTGTTGGCTACGGTAAGAAAAATATGAAAGGTCGGAAGTCTAAAGGCCGTAAGGGTAAATAACCTATGGCTATAGTAAACGGGTATATAACTCAAAACGACTTAAAAGCATTCGTAGGAATACCTACAGACGATACCGCCGATGACGATTTATTAGATAACGCTATAAATGGAGCTAGTAGGCAAATAGACGCGTTTTGCGGACGTAAATTCTACGCCGACGGGTCAACTAGCGCTAGGACTTTTTTTACTAACGACTACTTTAGATTAGCCGTCGATGATATATCAACCTCAACCGGCTTAGTAGTTAAATATGATGATGACGACGACGGTACTTATGAAGTAACCGTACCTAGTAATGAATTTCAATTACTGCCAATCAATGGTGTAGTAGGGGGTATAGAGGGTAGCCCTTTTTACATTATACAATTAAACAGCAACGGTAGTTTTGAGTGGCCTTTAAGTAATACTAGTAACCGACCTTATGCACAAATAACTGCTAATTGG